TTTAATGGGATATAGCCAACAAGTAATGCAGCATTATTTTGTAGCAAGTCAAAACTTGGCAGGAGCGGAAATGATAATCAAAACAGAAAATGATAATTATTTTGGAGCTGGATTTAGTGGAACATTAAAAAATTCATTAACACGTGGTGAATGGGCAGGAAAACACATAACACCTGATGAATTAAAACACACCACAGGAGTAGCAAAAGAGGAATGGTGTAGTTTGTATGGCGTAGCTAGTTTTGGTTACTTAGGTTCATTTAGAATATCATTTACAGGCGGCGCAGGATTATATGGTCAAATGAGAAACTTTGAAGATAACGGAATAGCATATCATAAGAACGACAAGCTTATTTTTGTGCCTTTAACTGGATTTAACGCTCAATATTCGATTAGTGATGATATTGGAGCTTTTGCGGGAGTTGATACGTTTAACGGCTTTAAAATAGGTTTAAGTATACAGTTATGAAAGCAAAATTATTAAAACAAATCCGTAAACGTTTTGAAATAAAAATAATAGCAAACTATTATATTTGTAAGAACAAGAAAACAGGTAATTTCTATGCAAACGAATCATTTGATAAAGTAATAGAACATATTTCAGAAATTCTAGGAAGATTTTTCGAGTTCAACGGTTATTTAATTAAGAAAAGATTTAAAAAGAATCAATTAGACTTAAAAAGAAGATTTAATGAGACAAACTAAAAAAACACCTGTAGAGCAAAGAGAATCATTCTTTGAGGAAAGTTATAGATTAAAACAAGAAGCTAAACAATTAGCAAAGGAATTTAAAGATATTAAACCAACTAAATACTTATTGAAATGAAACCAGGATATAAAATAACAACTTACGGATTAGATAATAAAAATGCCAATCAAATTGAAGTATTAAACTATAAAGGATTAAATGAGGTAGCACACTTTTGTTTCAATAGTTTTTTTATAATACATAGAGACAAAAACACAGTAGGTTTTTGGAAAGTAAAGAAATAAATAGTTATATTTGTAATTCATAATTTTTTAGTTTTTTGGTTTTGGATATTTTTTTAACCCGTTTAGTAATTTAAGCGGGTTTTTTTTGTAAATTTGTGAATAATAAAAACACAAATGGCATATAATAAAGAAGAAATATATAACCTAGCAATATCATCAATAGAAACAGAAAACTTGTATTTTATTGAAGATGTTATTTCTTTTTTACCAATTAGCAAACCAACGTTTTACGACTATTTTAAAATTGATTCTAACGAACTTAACTATATAAAAGAATTACTTGATGGTAATAAGATTAGAACTAAATTAAAACTACGTAAAAAGTTAGGTGAAGGAGAAAAAGCAGCAGAAATACTTGCTTTGTATAAACTAATTGCAACCGACGATGAAAGACGTGCTTTGTCTATGCAACACATCGACCACACTACAAAAGGCGAACAAATAAACGTTATTTCTCTAGGTAATGGAGTGAAACCAAATTAATATAATTTGAAACTATTAAATAAACAAGAAAACGCTGTGTATTACCTCAAAGATACAGAAACTAAAGAGGTGATATATGGTGGACATTAACCCCTCTTACGAAAGTTTGAGGGGTGAATTTTTGGAGCAGCTGGTGGTGGCAAAAGTGCTTTAGGTGTGCTTTGGTTAATTGAACAATGTCAGACATATCCTGGCACTCGTTGGTTAATGGGTAGATCAAAACTAAAAGCATTAAAAGAAACCACTTTAAATACTTTCTTTGAACAAACTACTTTGTTAAAAATAACAAGTCAATTTAATTATAATGCACAAGCAGGAGTTATCTATTGGACTAATGGAAGCGAAATTTTATTAAAAGATTTATATGCTTATCCAAGTGATCCTAACTTTGATAGTTTAGGTTCGTTAGAAATTACAGGGGCTTTTATTGATGAGTGTAACCAAATCACTTATAAAGCGTGGCAAATTGTTAAGTCTAGGATTCGTTATAAAATAAAGCAATTAGATATAACGCCTAAAATGTTAGGAACTTGTAACCCTGCTAAAAATTGGGTTTATGCTCAGTTTTATTTAAAAGATAAAAACGGTAAAATTGATAATGACAAAAAGTTTATTCAAGCATTACCAACTGATAATCCACATTTACCACAATCATACTTAGATTCTCTTTTGTCACTTGATGACAATTCAAAACAACGTTTGTATTATGGCAATTGGGAATATGATAATGACCCCGCAAAACTTATTGATTACGAAAATATACAAAACATATTTACAAACGATTTTATACAACACGGAGAAAAGTATATTAGTGCCGATATTGCCCGTTTTGGTAGTGATAAAATGGTTATAATGGTTTGGAGTGGTTTTAGGGTGGTCGAGATATTTTCGTTAGCCAAATCTAGTATAATTGAAACCGTAAAAGCTATAAAAGATTTATCTATTAAACATTCAGTACCTTTGAATAATATAATAGCCGATGAAGATGGAGTAGGTGGCGGTGTAGTTGATATGTTACGATGTAAAGGATTTATAAATAATTCAAAACCATTACCAGTTGAAAATGTAATAGTACAATATCAAAACCTTAAAACACAATGCTACTACAAATTAGCTGAATTAATACAGTTAAATTTAATTTACGTAAATTGCAAAGAAAATTCAATAGTTGATGATATTACTAAAGAATTAGAGCAAGTAAAAAGAGATAAGATTGATAGTGATGGTAAGTTACAAATAATGAGTAAAGAAAAGGTAAAAGAGTTAATAGGTAGATCACCCGATTATTCAGATGCTTTGATGATGCGTATGTATTTCGAGTTCCGACAATCTTTTTTTATAGTTTGATTTTGTTTTTTTGTATATTTGTTTATCGAAAGTTACGGTTCGATATTAAAAATATTAATTTAAAGATGCGTTAGTAGAGCCGTAACCTTGAAAACGTATCTTTTTTTGTTATGGAAAATTGGAAAGATGTTAAAGGTTATGAATTAATTTACAAGGTAAGTAATTTAGGTAATGTGAAAAGTTTAAAATATGGAAAGGAAAATATTTTAAAACCAGGAAAAAATAGTACGGGTTATTTAGTTGTCGTTTTATATAAAGATAAAATTAAAAAAACTATAAAAGTTCATCAATTAGTTGCTCAGTCTTTTTTAAGTCACAATATTAACGGATATGAAAAAGTAATAGACCATATTGATGACAATAAATTAAATAATAACGTCGATAATTTACAAATAGTTACTCCTAGATATAATATATCAAAACAACAAATAGGTAAAAGTAAATATACGGGTGTTTATTTTAGTAAAGAATCAAATAAATTTTGCGCTCAAATAATTATTGGTAAACAAAAAGAATATTTAGGTATCTTTACATACGAATATGATGCACATTTAGCGTATCAAAAAAGATTAAAGCAAATAGAATAATATTTTATGTAAAATATGGCAAACATTTTTAAAAACTTTTTTAACAGAAATAAACAATCGGAAGTAAATGCTTTTAACCGTGCTTTTTATCAATTGTTAGGTGGCGCAAGTACTAAATACGATCAGAATAATAAAACTTACTTAGAAAAAGGATATAATATTAATCCTGATGTTTATTCGATTATCAATAAGCAATCACTAAAAACTGTTTCCGTTCCTTATTCAATAAAAAAAGTTAGTGATAAAAAGTCATATTACGACCTGAAACAACTTAATCAAGCTACTAACGGTACATTATCATTAAATCAATTTGTTAAGCAAATAAAGCTACAAACAAAAGCTTATAGCGATGAAACTTTACCATTTCCATTAGAGCAACCAAATCCAACTCAAACTTGGAGCGATATATTTGCATTGTATAAGACTTATATGAAAATAACAGGAAACTGTTATATTTATTTTGTTACTCCAGAGGATGGAATGAATGCGGGCGTTCCTTTATTAGTTTACGTTTTACCTAGTCATTTAATTGAAATAGTATTAAAACCTAACGCTGACATGTTAAGCGTTGAAAGTCCTGTTTCTCACTATATTCTAACAGAGGGTAATACTTACACAGAGTTTAGTGCTGATAACGTAATTCATATAAAATACCCTAACCCAAACTTTGACACACAAGGTTCGCATTTATACGGTCATTCGCCATTACAAGCCGCTTTGCGTAATATCAATATACAAAATAGTGCTATTGATAACAATATCAAAATGATGCAGAATAGTGGTGCGTATGGCTTCTTATTTGGTAAGGGTGCTCCATTAACACAAGATCAAGCTAATTCGTTAAAAGAAAAGTTAATCGAACAAGACAACGATGCGGAAAGACTTGGTAAAATTGGCGCATCTAGTGTTGAGGTCGGTTTTCAAAGAATAGCCTTAACAACTGACGAACTTAAACCATTTGATTACTTACAATGGGATAGAAATACGATTTGTAATGTTCTTAATTACCCAAAAGAATTGTTAGGCGAAAAAAGTGGAGGATCATTAGCTAAAACAGATTCAAACGATGCAAGAAAAGAGTTAATAACGAACGATATACAACCCGATTTAATAATATTGCAAGATAGTTTAAACAAAAACTTTATTAAACGTTTCAAAGGTTATGAAAATGCAGTTATAGAATGGGATGTTACGGAATTGCCAGAAATGCAGGATGATATGGTATCAATGGTTGAGTGGCTGGATAAACTACCTTTAACACCAAATGAAATGCGTACTGCTTTTAAATACGAGACACTAAATGAGGATGGTATGGATGTTGTTTGGTTAAATAGCGGTAAAAAGAGAATTGACGATATAAGCGAGGGAGTAATTAATGAAGCTAATTTATAAGTTATGAAAACAGCAAAAATATATTTCGAAGGTAATTTAATTTACTCAGTTAATTGCAAGGAAATAATGCTTCCTAGTTCAGACTTTCAATGCTTTACTATAAAAGACGAAAACGGTAAAATACAATCTTTTGTTCCTGTAAATTATATGATTGTAATTGAAGAAAAAGAAACAAAATTCAGAGTATAAATTATGAAAAAGTATTTATTAGGATTTTGTATTGGTTTTGTTATTGGTCATATTATAATTCAAATTTTTTGTTAAATGAATTGGACTAAATTACAAAGTATTTACGAGCGTAAAGCGTATAGAATCATTCAAAAGCACGTTAAAGAGATATTGTCAAAGATACCTACCAATAACGTGACACGCTCAACTTATGAATTACTTATAATAGGAAATATAACCGATTTGCAAGTAAAAAATATGTTTGTAGAGATATACACCGCAATTGGTTTAAATTACGGTAATAAGGTTAAAAATAGCTTAGAAAAGGATATTAAAGCAAATATATTGTTCAACGATGTTTTACTAGAACAATTATTGTTATTTTTGTCTAACGAGGGCGGTATAAAAATAACTTCGGTTCGTGAAACTTTGATTGAATCAGTTATTGAAGCGGTTAAAAAGCAATTAGGCGAAAACGCTACAGTTATAGATATCCAAAATGCGATATACAATGTAGTTAAGCGTTCGCAATCATTTTACAAATGGCAAGCGTTACGAATTGCAAGGACTGAAACAACAAGCGCAAGCGGTTTGGCTGCTTTTGAAACTGCTAGACAAAGCAATTTAGTAATGACTAAAGAATGGATTAGCGCAACAGATAACCGCACTAGAAGAGATCATATTATCGAGAATGGGCAAATAATAGATTTAGAAGAGCCTTTTGTTATGGCTGATGGAAGTTCTTTATTATATCCAGGCGACACGAAAGGAAAACCTAGTCAAGTTATAAATTGCAGGTGTACTATTGCTTTTAAAGGTAAACGAGACGAAAACGGAATGTTAATAAGAAAAAGTTAAGATATATGGATATTCAAAAACAATACGAAACAAGTGTGCAAAGTTGGATTGCAGAGCAAAAAAATACAATAGAAATACTAGAGTTAAATTTAGAATATCTAGAAAAAGAAATTGAATTAAAACAAAAAGAATTTGAACTAAAAATAGAATCTTTAGAAAACGAAACTAAACTTTTGTATAATTATCTAAAACAAACGAAATATGGATTTTAAACAATTATCGTACGATTTAAAGGAATTAGACGAAAAGAAAGGAGTAGTGACTGCTTATGCAAATGCTTATAATTTTAAGGATAGTGATGGAGATATTTCGGCATTTGGTTCGTTTGAAAAAACGGTAAATGAAAACTTCAAACGTATTCGTGTATTAAAAGACCATAATCCTACAATGATGATAGGAGTGCCTTTAATGATTGATACTAAAGATACATACGGATTATTGACAACAAGTCAATTCAATATGCAAAAGGATTTAGGTAGGGATATGTTTCAAGATGTAAAATTGATGCACGAAAACAACTTAAATGCTGAATTAAGCATAGGTTACCAAGTAATACAAAGAGACTCTAAGAACAAAAGTATTATTAACGAATATAAGTTAATGGAATATTCTTTTTTGTCTAGTTGGGGTGCTAACGAACTAAGTACGGTACAAGGAATAAAAAGTATTAAATCTACTTATGGAATACTAGAACTTATTGAAAAATCATATAATTTGGATTACTCGGACGAAAGACTAAGACAAATTGAAACATTATTAAAATCACTTACAAATGAGCCGATAGAAACTATCACTTTAGATGATAAGCCGATTATTTTAGACACGTTAAAATCATTTAAATTTTAAAACAAACACAATGGAAGCATTAGAAATTAAAAACGCTTTAGAAGCGATTAAAACACAAGTAGAAACTAAAACAAGTGAGCAAGCGATTGACTTTAAAGCATTATTGGAATCTGCAAAAAACGAGCAAACTTTAACTATCGAAGGATTAAAAAACGATTTAAAAGCTACACAAGAACACGCTGATAAATTAGATTTAAAACTACAAGAGAAATCATTAGAATTGAAAAAAGGAGAAGATACTTTAGTAAAAGGAATTTCGGAGAACTTTGCTCAAATTGGACAAGTTCGTAAAGGTGCTGCAGTACAAGTAAAAGTAGTTGGTGATATGACATTACCAGTAAATTTAACAGGAGCTCAACCAAAAGATTATAACTTTGATGTTGTAATGATTCCAGGTCAAGCGGTAAACGTTTCTGATTTGGTTGGTTCTGTTACTATTTCAGGAGGTACTTATACATTTCCTGTAGAGGGAGTTGGCGAAGGTTCAATCGGTGCACAGGTTGAGGGTGCTACTAAATCACAAAGAGATTACGACTTTACAATGGTAGATGTGAACACTGATTTTATCGCAGGACTTACACGTTATTCTAAAAAAATGGCTAACAATTTACCATTCTTAACATCATTCATTCCTAAGGCGCTACGTAGAGATTATGCGATTGCTGAGAATGCTGCATTTAATACCACATTAGCTGCTGCTGCTACTGCATCAACTGAGATTATCACAGGTAAGAATAAGATCGAAATGTTAATCAATGAGATTGCAAAATTGCAAAACAACAACTATTCAGTTAATGGAATTGTGATTCGTCCTTCTGATTATTGGTCAATCTTAACTATCGAAAAATCAACAGGTGCTGGTTACGGATTGCCACAGGTTGTCACATTTGAAGGTGGGCAATTGAGAATTAACGGTATTCCAATTTATGTGGCTACGTGGGTTGCTGCTAACAGATATTATGTTGGTGATTGGTCAAGAGTTAATAAAATTATCACTGAGGGTCTTTCTCTTGAATTTTCAGAGCAAGAGGGTACTAACTTTGTGAAAAATAATATTACTGCTAGAATTGAAGCGCAAGTAGCTTTAGCAGTAGAACAACCGTTGGCATTAGTTTACGGAAACTTTTTAGCTGTATAGTACTAACTTAATAGAAAGGGGATTAAAACCGTTACGTATTGTAACGGTTTTTTTTATGCTTAAAAAATAAAATGTTAAAGTTTTATAAAATGTATTGTTTATACGGATATTGGTTGTATCTTTGTAGAGCTAATAAGGCAAAACACTAAAACTAAAAGATATGTCAACTTTCATAGTATTAAACTCAAAAACAACTTATAACAACCCAACTACAAACAAAAAAGCAACAGTTGTAAAAGTGGTAAAAGAAGGAACTAAAAGAACTTTTTTCTCTGTTCAAAATGAAGATAAAAAGTTTATAACTAGAACAATGTTTGCAAGAGAGTACGACGCTAACAAACTAGCAAAAGCGTTTTGTAATGCTTAATATAAGAAAAAGAGCAGCAGAGCTAATAGTCGAAGAAATTAAGACTAAAGGCTCTGCAACAGTTTATAACTTAGAAAACTGTATAAGAAAAGTAAAAGAGGAACTTGATATTAATTTAGAAGTAAATAAGTCAGGTAATTTAATAATTTCAACACGTTAAAAATAGAAGTAGTTATAGCCTTAAAATAGAACTGATAGCAAGTTTTAAGGCTTTTTTTTAATTAATCAAAGGTAGAGTGTAAAAGCAGTGTTACGGGTGCGGAAACCGTGAATTAAACTCGAAGTAAATAGTAGACTGGCATAAACTACCTTTTTTAAAATGAAATCATATGAATCAAGATATGAAAGATAAATTAGAAGCACTAATTAGTAAAACGCCTAGTAAATGGGTTGAAGAAAGTAATAAAAGATTTGATAAAAAACCTAAAATGAACCGAAAAAATATAATAGTATTCATTCAAGGATCACGAGTAGAAGCATACGGAAATTTAAAAAAGTGTTGTGAGTTTGAGAAATTACCCTATCATACATTAGCAAGGTTAAAGTTTCCAATAGTTTATAATAATATTACAATACATAAAACAGAATTTAAATAAACCATTTTAACGAATGGTTTTTTTTGTATCTTTGAATAAATAAATAAATTAACTATGAAAAAATATAGCGTAGTACAAGAGTTTTTTAAGTTGTCAGAACAAAAACATTATAATGTAGGGGACACAATCGAACTTACAAAAGAAGATGAATTTGAAGCAATGTTTGATTATCTTATTGAGGTAAAAGAAAAAGTAACTAATAAAAATAAATAATAATGGCACAATTTACAGTACAAAAAATTGCTTTAGCAGGAATTACTCCAGTTTTCAACGTTGCTAGCGTAGGAGGTGATACTTTTTTAAATAATGGTAGAACATACTTACACGTAAAAAACGGTGGAGTAGCTGCTATTACAGTAACGATTGATAGTAAGCAATTATCTAACTATGGCACAGATGTGGATATAACCGTAAGTATACCAGCAGGATCAGAAAGAGTTATTGGATTACTTGATACAGGTCGTTTTAATGCTACTACAGGACTAGTAAACGTAGCTTATAGTGGTGTTACATCCGTAAGTGTTGCGGTTATATCTTATTAAATATGAGTTATTTAGATGTCATAACACTTGATCGTGCAAAGAATTATCTAAGGATCGACTTAGGTAATTCTGACGATGACGATGAAATTATATCAATGATAAATGCATCTTTACGTTTTATTGAAAAGAGAACTAATCATATAATGTTTGAGCAAGATAAAACGTATAGAGGTGTGTGTCAGGTAAAAGTATATGATTTTCCTATTAACTCAATTGTAACAACTCCTACTCCTTTTAATTTAGATTATTCTTTGTTTAAGATATTTCCAAACGATAAAGAAGTAGTTTTAAATGTAGGTTATGCGATTGATACGGTTCCTGATGATTTGATACAAGCTGCTTTGCAAATGTTGAAGGTTTGGTATTACGAAAGTGAAAAGCAAGTAAATACAACTTTAATACCTATGGCAGTTCACGAAGTTTTGGATATTTATAAAAGATTTATGTAATGATTAGCAGACAATACACACGTAAAATACAGATATTTAAAACTACTGATGTTTCAGATGGTTTTGGTGGATATACCGTTCAGGATGTTTTGATTGGTGCGTATTGGGCTGATGTAAAGCAAAACAGCGCATTTAAAGATAATTCAATAGGTAACTCACAAATTAAAAACAACTATACTTTTAAAATTAGAGCAAACATTAATTTAGATATGGATATTTCTAATTTAAGTATTGTGTATCGAAATGCAAAGTATGTAGTTAATGATTTACGCTATGATGATGAACTATTTAGATTTGTAACAATAAGCGCAAATGGCATCAGTTAAAGGTATAAACGAAACTATAAAAGAATTGCGTAAGTTTGGCAAAGATTCTATTGAATTGATTAATGCGGAAACCGAAGACGCTGCTAATGATATTGCTGGAAATGCTAAAAAGTTAGCACCTAAAAACTTTAGTAAACTTGCTCAAAGTATATCCGTTAAAAAAGAAAAAGCTGATTTATATAGTGTTCGAGTTAATGAGTATTACGGTGCTTATATGGAATTTGGAACAGGAACAAAAGTACAAGTTCCTGCTGAGTTTGCTAACATGGCTAAAGAGTTTCAAGGACAAAAAATAGGAACGTTTAAAGAAGGTTTGGAAGCAATAAAAGTGTGGTGTAGATCTAAAGGAATTGATGAAAAAGCAGCCTATCCAATATTTGCTAAAATATTAGGAGCTGGAATTGAACCGAGACCGTTTTTATATCCTGCTTACATACAAGGTAAAAAGAAATATTTAGACAATTTGACTAAACTATTAAAATCATATAATAAGAAAATTTGATTATCTTTGTTTTATGGGAATAAATATCAATCCAGATAAATTTATTAGAAAATCAGTTCACGACCTTATTAATGGGATTGTTGTGAGTGGGAAACAGATATTTTCGTATGATAGTAGACTTTCTGGAAATAGTACTTTAAAAGAATATGTACTTTTATCATCGCAAACAAAAGAAGTTGATAAGGCTACTAAATGCGCGTATAGATGGGAAACATCGCTATTAATTGAAATATTTACTAAAACATCAAGTGCAGGAAATAGCGGTTCAAGGTTGCTTTTAAATGATATTGAGCAAGCGATGTTGGATTTATTAAACCCTAAAATAACAGTACAAGGATTTGAAAACCTTACGCAAAATATCACTTTTGAAGCTAATTTAGAAACGATAACTGATACTGAAATTATCTTTAGATCATTAATGAGACTTAACTTAACACTAATATAAAATACAATACAATATGGGACCAATTAAAGGAGAATTAGGATTACTATACATCAATGACGGAACAATTTACAGACCTTTAGCTTGTTTAACTTCAAGTTCATTTAGTCCTAACGTTTCAATTATTGAATCAATGACAAAATGTAATCCCGGAGTTGTTACGAAAACAGCAGGAATGTTTACATATACACTTGAAGCTGAGGGAGAATACATTGATACTACAAGTGTAGGAGGTGACACTACAAAGGCTTCGCACGATTACTTATTTACTAAATTAGTTGCTAAATTACCAGTTAATTGGAAATTAGACACAGGAGTAACAGGTGTGATTTATTACGGTACTGCTATTATAACTAATTTACCACTAGAGCAAGGTGCTGGTGATGAATTGAGTACATTTAGTATTACAATGGAAGGTAGCGGAGAAGTTGTAAAAGTAGACCCTTTACTATAATGAGTGTATTAAAAACAATTTTAGGAATGGATTTCCATTTTGGAATCGGTTTTTTAAGTGAATTAATCGAAGGTACTGGTTTAAAACTTGATGAATTAGGCACGCAAGATGATATTATTTTGATACCTAAATTAATGTTGTATTCTCACAAGTACGCATTAAAAAGAAACGGTAAAGATATTGACTTTACTATGGCTAACTTACACGACTTTATTGATGATAATGGCGGTGTAGGCGGTAAGTTTTGGATTGATTTTAAGGTAGCTTTTAACGAATCTATGTTTAAAGACGTGCCTACTGATCCAAACGATAAAAAAAAAGCGAAAGTAGTGAAATAGATTTTAAAAGGGATGTTATCTCTTTTGCTTGTGGCGAACTTGGAATTATGCGGTTAGTAGATGTTTATGACATGACTTATGCAGAGTTCCAAATTCGCCTTTTTGCTTATAAGCGTATGCAAGTGAGAGAATGGGAGAAGTTTAGATTAGTAGCTTATAACGCATTAATAGCACCATACCAAGACTATAAAAAGTTACCGAAGTCTATGGATAAGTTTATGGATTTGAGTGGTGGAAAGGCTAAAAAACACGGTGTAAGTGAAGAACAAAAACAAAATTTCTTAGAGATATACAAACAATATTTAAATACTAAGCAATAATGGCAGGATTAGAAATTAAGATTGGTGGGGACGTAACAGACTTACAGAAAAAGATAAAAGAAGCTGAACTTAACTTAAAAGAACTATCAAGGATAAAGATAGAAAGAATTAGTTTAGGTTTAGATACTAAAGAAATACAAGGCAATATTAAATCGGTTAAAGCTAGTCTTACTGATTTAAGAACTACTTTGAAAGATACAGGGAATAGCTTTAAAGAAATTACTCCAAAAGTTGCAAACGGAGGTAACGCATTAATGCAGTTTTCAAGAATAGCACAAGATGCACCTTACGGAATAATTGGTATAGGTAATAATATTACTGCTACTGCTGAAAGTTTTGGATATTTAAAAGAACAAACAGGATCAACAAGTGGAGCTTTAAAAGCAATGGCTAGTTCTATTATGGGTACAGGAGGTATATTGCTCGCTGTTTCTTTGGTCACTACTGCTTTTACTTATATGAGCCAAAACGGTGTTACTGTTGCCGATGTTTATAAGAGAATGACTGGTTCATTTAATGAAAGTGCAGAAGCGTTAAAAAATATTGCAAAAGAAGCTAATAAATCAGCACAAGAAGAAATATCAACTATTAAGGCTTTAGTATCAGTTGCACAAGATGAAACGATAAGTAAAAAAGAACGATTAATTGCAGTTCAAGAATTACAAAAGCAATACCCTGCTTATTTTGGTAATTTAAACCAAGAACAGATATTATATGGTAACTTAAAAGATGTTATTAATGATGTGTCAAAAGCATTAGTAGCAAAAGCAGTTGCAGAAAAAGTAGCAGGTAAAGCTGGAGATGCTCAGTATAGAATTTATGAAATAAATGCTTTATTAATTAAAGCAAAAAAAGAGCAGATAAAACTTGAAAAAGAATACTTAAAAGCTGCTGCAAGTACTAACGGTGCAGGAGTTGAACCTGCTTTAATTGCTTATGAAAAGTCAAAAGAAAGAGTTGTTGAAATTAGAGAAGAATGGATTAAAACTAGTAAGGTATTAGAACAATATCAAGATATACTTGATAGATCAACGAAAGATAGCATTAAATTAAAAGCTAGTCCATTACCTAAAGTGGTAAAGCCTAAAAAAGAAAATAAAGTTTTTATAGGCAATACTCCGCAAGTAGATCCAATTGATAATAGTTTAATAGTTCAAGGTTTGGCTAGTTTATCTAATCAACCTATACCAATTGATATAAAAGTTAAACCACAATTAGCATTAACAGATGCTGAAAATGAATTAAACTATTTAAAATTGTTACTAGTTGAATTTGACGCAGAAGCTAATCAATTAATTCAAGGCAGTATAACCAACACATTTGCTAGTTTAGGTGATGCAATAGGAGGAGCATTAGCAAGTGGCGGTAATGTATTAAAAGCGGTAGGTCAATCTTTATTATCTAGTTTAGGTGGGTTTTTATCTGATATGGGCGGTTTACTTATTAAATACGGAACTTTAGCAGTATTGAAAGGTAAATTAGATTTAGCTATATTGTCAGGCGGTCCTGTTTCTATTGCTGCTGGTGTGGCAGCTATTGCGGTTGGTGTTGCATTAAAAGCAGCAGGCGGAGCAATCGGAAATGCTGCAAGAGGTGGAGCAAATGGCAACCGTAGTGTATCAGGTGGCAATAGCGTTTCAAGTCCTACAAGTTCAACAGGTTCAAGCGGTGGTAGTTTTAGTGGTGGAACGGTAGTATTTGAAATAAGCGGTCAATCTTTAGTTGGAGTGTTAAGTAATACTTTAGATAAAAATAGAAGGATTGGAGGTTCGTTAGGATTGTAACAAACGATATTAAACGTTTGTAAACGGTTATTTAATTATAAAAGTATTTATATTTGTACCGAATGCAGTTCGATTCTGCTCTTTGACCGAGATTTGGTAAATGCTTATTGTTTAGGTTCGAGTCCTAAAAGTCTTTTTACACGGGTGATGAAGCGGTCAAGTATATGAAGTTATATACAACAAACAATAATCTAAAGCACCTTTAATCGGGTGCTTTTTTAATTTAATTAATTATGAAAAGAGTAGTTATCTTTATTTTAGTTTTAATAATGGCTTATCTATCAGGTGCTTTTTATAGTCTATCTTTTGATATTTCATATTGGAGTGAGCTTTGCAGATGCGTTGTTATTTGTATTGGTTTATTTTTTGCTTTATCAATATCTACATTTCCTTATATAGATAAATTTTTTGAATAACAACCCACAACACAACTATTTAACCCTATCATTAATTTGTTAGGGTTTTTTTGTATCTTTGAACTATGGCAAAAAAAGTAATATTTTCGTTTAGTGGTGTACCAACTGTTAATACAGGATTGAATATTTTAATCAATTTTAACGGTTTGCCTTTATATTTTATTGCAGGAGGTACAAATATTGAAATTGAATATTTAGCAAATGGAACACCTGACGAACCGCCTACAAGAGTTGAAACGCAATTAACACTAAATACTACAATTGACAAAACTTTATCATTTTTAAATACGTATTATTACAATGATGCAGTATCATACAAGCGTGTAAATAATACAATAGAAATGCTTGTAAACTTAGATGATATTGAGATTATTCTAAGTACAAATACGCCACAATTAGTTTTTACAGTTGAGGATGTAGATCCTAATAACAATTTAAACTTAAAATACTTTTTTCAATATACAAACAGCGTAAACGACTTATTCCTTTGCCAAATATTTAAAAAGCAATACTTTGACACGCCTATTGAAATTAATGGAAGTGCAACACTAGATAAAGGAAGTGTAAAAAATCATACTGATTCAACTCGAGGTACTGGATTATCAATTGATTTAGAAGCAAATGTAAACTTAACATTTGAAGATTTATACACCGAAAATGAGCAAGATTATACCGTAATATTTTATAAAAATAATCAAATATTATTTAGGGGTTTCTTAAAACCTGATGGAGTTTTTCAATCTTATACACGTGACGAATGGATAATATCTTTAGATTGCGTTGATGGATTAGGAACGCTTGAAAACCTATCTTTTGTTAAGGATAACGGACTAAGATATGTGGGTAAACTAAAAGTGATAGATATTATTTATAATTGCTTAAAACGTACAGGAATAGTTATGCCTATTAATACATCTATAAATGTAAATTACAACGGTTTTGTAGGTAATGATATTTTAGATAATATATATTTACTTTCTGATAGATTTTTTAAAGAGGATTCACAAGGCACAGGCGATGGTACTTTAATGAGTTGTGAAGAAGTATTAAAAAGTGTTTTAGGTATATTCAGAGCAAATATAACACAAGAAAATGGAGAGTGGTATATTTACAAAGCTGATGAAATTTATAATAACACAAACGTTTCATTTAATCGTTATAATGTTAATAATGTTTATGTAGGTAATAAAAATATAAATTTAGCTAAAGAAATAGGTTCGCAAATTGATAACTATTACCCGCATTTTGCTGGTGGAGATCAAAAAATAAAAATAGAAGGTAGTATCTCAGCATTTCGTTTAGGTTATAAATATGGTTTTTTAAATGGTTTATTACCAAATGGTATATTAACACGTACAGGAACGGATTTTAACTTATGGACTGAAAATGCACCCGCTATCCCTTTTATAATAAATGACCCGCAAATTCCTAATGGTTTAATAATAAAGTCACAAGGATTAAGCGACCCCGATTTATTAGTTTTAACATCTACTGCAATAGCTGTTGATTTAGGTGATAAATTTGATTTTAAAGTAAATGCTACTATTACAGGTGGTCAAGTTACTTTTGGTTTTAGAATAAAAATAGGAGGCAATTATTTAAACAACAATGGGATATGGAGTACTGATCCTAATACGTTTTTTACTCCAACAATAGGCGAAGTATCGGGAAATATAGAAGATATATTTGTGGAAAAAAGTGCAAGTTTTATTTTGAGCACCGCACCAGCACCAATATCAGGGAATTTAATAGTAGAGATTTATAGACCTTTTTTTGGTATATTTATTCCTGGTATAACTTATAGACCGAATGCTATTATTCGCTCGGTTGATATTACTACAAATAGTGCAGAATTAAATGGTAAAGTAGGCGAATTCCATACCGTGCAAAGAGCAAACAGAACGTCATCATTAATTAAAGAAAATGATACGGTAATTATTGGAGATGAAACGGACAATTTTTATAGTGGAAGTATATTTAAAAACAATCAAACAGAAACCACATCTTTATGGAGTAGAAAAGGAGCATTTGAGAATTACCCATTATTAAGGATTTCAGCAGAAACAGAATTGCGTTTAGGTCAAAAACCTTTGAAATTATTTAGTGGTAGTTTGTATGGTTACATTCCTTATTTATCTATAATTAGCATAAATAATTTACAAGGTAAATTTATGCCTATAAAGTACGTTTATGATACAAAAGCAAATAAGACTACCTTTGATTTATTGGAGTTAATTGCAGACGAAATAAGCGATATAAACTATACATTTACTATTGATTACGGCAATACAGTTAAACCTACAATAGTAGGGTAATTTTAATTATATTTGTACTATGGATTTTATAAAAGGAGAGGATAGAATATTATATTTTAAAATTAACGGTTCGTGGCTACCTGTTGGTTGTTTAAACGATAATACGCTTGATGAAAATACTGAATTTTTAGATACAACAACTAGAGATAATGAAGGTTGGAATACTAGTAGACCAATATCACAAGGATATAACATTTCATTTTCTGGATTACAATTGATTACAACTATTGCAGGTGGTAATTTTAACGTTGCTAGTTTGGATAAACTTAGACAATTAAAAAGAAATAGAACGTTATTAGAATGGAAATTTCAAGGAACAATATACCCTATTGTTGATTTTGGCAAGTGTTATATTTCGGATTTATCAGATGGGAATGTATCAGGCGAATTAATATCTTTTAGTGGTTCAGCTATTGGATATGGTAGACCATTAACAACTACTTTAGGTACTGTTTTATTAAATAATGGTAATCCAAATGTTATTATAAATAGTGGCGACGAAAACGAATTAATTAGAATTAGTAAAATATGATAAATCCAAATGATGTAACAACAATAAGCGTGGGTGAATTACCTAGCGTACCAATAACAATAGATAGTTTAATTGCACACGAATTAAGCGGTGATTTAAACAAGTCTACTATTAATCAATTATTGCAATTATTAAGACCATTAGTGGGTAAATTGCAGTACGAAATAGTTGAGTTAGATGTTAATACTCAGTACATTTTAGATAACTTTGACGAAACAGGATTAGGTAAGAATCTATGTTTAGGTTTTGCAATTTGTAACGGTCAAAACGGTACTAAAAATAGAGATGGAAGAACATCTATTGCTTATGGTACTACTTTTAATTTTGCAGGTGCTTTTAATGGTAATGCTACTCATACATTAACAGAAAATCAATTACCTATTCATTCCCATTTTAACGGTATAGCTGATGATGGAACGCAAATTTTTGTGTACAATAACACTACTAACGGAATGCCAGGATTAGCAACTAGAAGTATAGTTAGTGAAACATTAGCAAGAACTTTTCAAGGTAATACAAGTCAAGTAGGAGGGAATCAATCTTTTAGTTTGATGAATCCTTCAATAGTAACGCTTACAATAATGAAATTATGATAGATCCAAATACTACTACTACAATTCGAGTAGGTGAATTGCCTTTAGAACCTTTTAATTTAACGGACAATATTCCTCACGAAATTGGAACGGAACTTAAAAGAGGTACTATTCAACAACTAAGTGATTTTATAGCTAGCGTAATAGATGTAAGCGGTGGCGTTGGTTTTCGTGCTATTTCTGTAACTGATGGACAAACATTACCTACTACAACACAACAAGAATTTATCTTAGTTGGTAAAGGTACTTACTTTAATGTTGCTGGTGGTTCTACACTTATTTTGAATGAGGAATTAAACGCAATAGTTAGCAATGGTTCGTTTTGGTTTGTTGGAGTTGAAATACCTATTAATGTTGAATTAGCAGGAATAACGCAATTTATAAGAGAAGGATTTATAACTACTACACCAAGTGAAGACGCTGTATTTAATGCTTTGCAAGGAATAGACTTAAGCGCAAAAGAAGATGTTGCAAACAAACAAAATAGTTTAGCAGTTGATGGAACAAATTTAAAATATCCAACTGTTACAGCGGTTAATTCGGGATTGGCATTAAAAGCAAATTTAGCTTCACCAACTTTTACAGGAACACCAACAGTTCCAACGGCAGCTGCAGGAACAAATACTACGCAAATCGCCACTACTGCTTTTGTTTTGGCTAATTCTTCAAACATTCCTCAATTAGAAAGTAACGCTACTGATTTAACTGTTTGGAATAATGGGAAAGGTAATATTGCTACGAATACAAGTTTTGGAGATGGGGCTGGAATTTCAAATATATCGGGAGCTAATCTAACAGTCATAGGAAATAATGCTGGTTTTGCATCAACAGGAAATAACCAAACATTTATTGGGGCAGCTGCTGGAAAAAATAGTTCATCTACAAATGATAATACAATGATAGGCGCGAGTTCGGGATTTTGGAACACTACAGGCTCTAATAATACAATTATAGGTAGATCAGCAGGAACGCAATTGTCTAATAATTCTAATGCTACCAATATAATGAGTTCTGTTATTATCGGGGCAAATGCAAAATTATTAGCTGATGGACAAACAAACCAAATAGTAATAGGGAATGATGCAATTGGTGCAGGCTCAAACACCGCTACTCTAGGAAATACAACTATTACAAGCACAATTCTAAGGGGTGCAGTTAGCGGTGGTTCATTCATAAAATCATCAGCACCATCAACAAATCTTTTACTAGCAGGGGGTGGAGATATTGCTCAGAGTAGTTTTATAGGAGGTACTGGAACAACGAATAACTTTTTGCCGAAGTTTATTGCAATTGGTACGGTTGGGAATAGTATGGTTTTTGATAATGGCACTAATATAGGTATAGGTACTAATAATCCTGTATCAGCAAAGTTACAATTAACAAGCACAAGCACTACACTTGCAACAG